TTGTTGAACTCCTTGTAGGCCGGCACCTCGACGCCGTTCTCCTGCAAGATCTGCATGCCCACGGTGCGGTCCAGCTCCCACTCGGCGCTCTCCACCGTCGCACCGCAGACCGCAACACCCTCGCGCCGAGCTGCGTCGGTGCTGTGCAGGTACGTGGTGTTGTCGGTCAGGAAGACGAGGTCCGCCCAGCGCATGCTGGGAGCAAACTCGGTCACCCTGGGGACGAGGCCCTCGCCGATCCACTTGTTCTTGGCGTCGGGCGGGAAGAACCAGCGCACGTTGTGCCCATCGCGCTGGGCGCGCATGACGAAATCGAGACCATGGGCATGCTTGCTATCGAGTACGAGCAGGTTCATTGTTTTGATCCTGCATCATCTTGGCTCCCAGCAAACCTGCCCCACCAAATCCCAGGAGAGGTTTCTGCTTGCGAATAAATGCGCGCAGGGTGGTCATAGGGTTTTCACCACGCATCATTGCCGTGTAAAGCACGCGATTGTTGAACATCTGCAGGAACGTCTGATCAGGCACAGTGCCGAGCCCGGTCAGCTCGCCTGCTCCGCTCCAGGCTGCTGATTGCCCTTGGGCTGGTGCTAGTTTTAGTTTTTCAGCCAGATCAGAATAGAACTTTTCAACCGCACCGTACTCACTTTCACGCGGCATGCCGGCCCAGAACGGCGCTACCTTTTGTGCCTCCTCCATGCTCATGCGTCCCTTTTGCACGAGGTCCTGTGGCCTGTAAACAATCATCTTGCCTTTCGGGGTTTCCTTCACTGTGCCGTAAGTACGTTGGAACTCGGATGGCTTGGCACCCTCTTTTAGTTTTTCCTGTATCTGCGTTTCCAGAAAACGTGGGTCCCCGGTACGCATGGTGATGTTGCGCACGGCGTGCGTATCAGCTGCAATCGGGGTCAGATTGCCCTGCAGGTTTTCTGAGAATGAAACAGGTTTAGGATTTTCAAAGACATCCCATCCGCGGAATTGCGGGGCAGCTTCCGCGCCAACGGTCGAACCTGCCTGTTCAAGCTTGCCGATGTTTGAGCGGTGTAGCGCCTGCGCCATGTGCCCGTATGGGTAAGGCAGTTTACTGGGCAGCTCGCGCCCGTGCATTAGGTAGTAGTAGCTCGCGTTGCGAATATTAGTTGGTACATCTGAACGTGGGCTGGTGGCTGCGGTGTAGTCCATGTAACGAGCAAACTCATTTGCTCCTGCCCGCGGACCCAGTTCCTTGATGAAAGCTTGCCGGATCGGCTCGTTGAGATACCAGTCCTGGGCTCCCATGCGCATGCCGGCACGCATACTATCCTGCACGCCTTTAACTATCTGCGGGTTCGCCAGCGCATCTTGCATACGTTCTGACACACCACGCGGGGGCTCATAGCGCGGGACCGGTGTCTGCGGAACGTCTGAACGCAGCTGGCCAGTAGTCTCAAGCGGACCGGCGCCTTTCGGCATACCCTTGATCTCTTTCAATGCTGCACTCGATGCCTTGCTGAACTCCCTGCCAGGGACTGCCAGACCTTCCGGTGTGATCAGTGCGCCGCCGCCGACCCCGGCCTGGCCGCGGCCAGCGAACGGCATGCGCCCCATCGCCATCTGCGCCGCCTGGACCGGCGCTTTAGGATCAAACTTTTCCGGTTCGAAGAAGGCCGATCGACCCGCCTCCTTCAGCCGCTTGCTGAGATCCTCGCCGCCTTCGAGCATCTGCTTCCAGATAAACTCCATGAACGGCACGCCCTTGGGCGTCTTGCCCAGCGGCTCCCCGTGCAGCGGCTCAGGCTGCCTGCCTAGCCCCGGTGATTGCCCGGGGAGGGGGAGTGCCTGCTGTCCCATCAGCGCAGCCTGCGGTGTCGGGGGCGGCTGCCCTGGCTGACTTGCCTGCCCCGGCGGGGGCGCCTGGGGTCCCTGGGGGAGCACAGCCTGCGCCCCGCCCAGGGAGCGACCGACGTCAGAACCCCCGTAGGCGCTCGGCACAGCGGTGCTGGGAGGTTTTTTCGCGGCCTGGGCATCCAGTATCCTAGAAGCGGCTAACATCGTCTTGCTGCCCGCCTCTGTGTCACGGGCGGCACTCCGCAGGATCTTGATGTCCTCGTTGGGTAGGTCCTTCTTGGCCTCGCGGTCCTTGAGGAGCGCCGCAGCGCCGGTAACGATCGCAGAGCGGGTAGGTGCGGCCGCCGTGCCGGCCAGCCCGCGCTCGGCTGCACCGAGCCCGTACATCGCCGAGCCCATGGCGCGCGGCGACGTCGCCGCAGTCATCCCTGCCCCCCCGGCTGCAACAGGAAGGTTGCCAGTCAGCGCAGCAGCACCAGTCGCGGCCAACATTTTTGGGTTTGGCGCAAAGCCGCCGGCAGCTATGTCTCTGCCGGCCTGCCCATACGGCTCCATCATCCCCCGATAAGCCAGTCCCGGCGCTGCCTGGGCTCCTCGAGTCAGCTCCTCAGCAGGTGAAGGCTGGCCTCGTAAGCCGGCCTTGTACTCAGCTGCCTCGACGTCTCCGAGGCGCCCCGCTTCACCCGCCGTTCTCAGCGTCCCTTCTTCGAGCCCTGCTCCCTTGGCCGTCAGCGTGGGGATGACCGCGCGCGCGCCCCGCGCACCCAGCTCGGCGCCTTTGCGTGCGAGGGCAGATCCGCCCCTCCCCAGGGTAGCCGCATCAAGCATGGTGCCGGCAGGGTCGTCCTCGAACGTCTTCTGAAATTTCTCGACGCTGCCGTAGCGCTCGCGCAGGGCCGGGAACCCGCCCGAGGCCTCGTCCCACAGCGACTTGGCGGTGTCAGCTGGATGCATGACGGCGTTCCACAGGCCGGTGGCGACGCCTTCCACGCTGCCGGGAAGGTTCTGGGTGGCGCGTGCAAACGATCCGCCGGCGCCGGTGGAGCCTCCGAACAGAAAGTCGTGCAGCGGCGAGCTGCCGGCATCTTTGGACGAGTAGCCGATCTTTTTGTCGAACTCCGCGCGCGGCATGTCGGAATAGAATTTGTTATAGAAGCCGCCGACAAATTTATCGTCCGGCAAATCGTTGTATTGCGGATATTGCTGGCGCAGCTCATTGAGCGAAGGCATCAGCGTATGCCGAGCGGATCATTTGCTGCAGGCGCCGCAGCTGCCGCAGGCGGCGCTGCCTCTTCCTCTTCGTCTGCCAGTGCCGGCGCGCTCTTAACGCCGTAAAATTTGGCTACCCTCTCATACTCACGGTTCATCCGATCCAATTCTTGCTTGTTGGATTTTTGTTTGATGTGTGCATCGTTGATTATCAGATTTTTGATGGCGGTGATCGCCCTTTGCGGCACCACCCCGCTGAGCATGTCCTGCATCTCTTTTTGCGTGGTGACCGGTACCCCGGCGTTGCTCATGGCGGCACCGGACATCGATTTGGCTGCCTCCGTAAGCGCAGTCTTGAGCTGAAACTCGTATTCTAACGCACCTTCGTTGCCAAACATCTTTTTATATTTCTGGATCATCTGATCGAGCGGCAGCAGCCCGGTGACATTCACCTTCTCAGCCAGCTTGGCCAACGTGTCAAAATGCCCAACCATGGTTCGCTCGAATGCACGCGACGCCCGGTCTTGTCCCGCGAACTTGGGATAGTTGGTCGATATGTCTCTGATCTTGGGATCAGCTCTGAACTGACTTAACGCGTTGCGCTCGTCCGCTTGCTCGCGCGCTCTCTCCCCGCGGCTCGCCGTTTCTTCCTTGTGCTGCTCACCTTTCTGGAAATGCTCCTCACGTTGCTGGTATTGCAGCATCTGCATCATCTGGTTGAACTGCTGCTGGCTGTTCTGGTTCATCAGCTGCGAGACCTTTTTCATCGCCATGAGCTTGGCCGTGGCGCTCGCGCCCGGTGATGACTGCTCGATGCGGCGCGCCATCTGAGAAAAGTCGAGCGGACCGTAGCCGGTCTGCCGCGACTGCATGAGGTCCTGCGCAGTCAGTCTGCCGACGTCGCCCGTCGGTCCGCCGGGACCGTGTGCGCCGGCAGCACCAAGCACAGTGCTACCAGGATCAGTCTGACCCATCCTGCGCGCCCACGCCCTGTCGGGTCCTTCAGTGCCATGCTGCTCGCCCTGGTAATACGCGGTCTGCCTTCCGCCCGGGCCAAACCCCACTGGGAGACCGGTGCGCGGGTCGATCGAGGCATTGCCGGTGCCGAAATTGGTCAGGTTGGCTGGGTTGATCGGATCGAACATGGCCGGCGTGACGCCCATCCCCGTCCCACCCTCGCGCTGTGCGCGGGCATAGGTCTCCGGCGGGTAGTAGCTGCGATCACCGATCGCGTCCTTCACCGGGGTGTTGCGCGCCGCGGCGCGGTTGAGCAGGCCCTCCTGAAACATCTGCCGCGCGCGCGGATCCTTGCCCACCTCGGCAGTGGTCAGCTTGTCCAGCTGGCTCGCGAGCCCCGGCGTAGTCTCCAGTTCCACGCGTGATCGTTCACGCGCCGCGGCGAGCGGCGCCGGTTGCACGCTCATGCGCGGCGCCTGCGCCGTGGGCTGCATCTGCTGGGGCATCATCGGCAACGACCCGGTCATCTGCGGGCCGGGGGCGCCGCCGCCCATGGGCGCGCCTCCCATTGCCCCCTGCGGCAGACCCAAGCCAGGAGCCTGTGGCTGCACCATCCCGCCGGACATGGGCCCTCCCGGCATCATGGTCCCGCCGGGACCCATCATGGGGGAGCCGGCGGACGAGGGGAGCCCGCGCGCCAGCGCGCCAGCGCTGGGGGTCGACATCGGGCCGGCCGTCGGCGGCTGCTGTGGCTGCTGCTGGCCGCCAGGAAACGCGCCGTAGCTCCCGCCGGGGCTCACGCCATCGACGCCGCGGAGAAGCTGCATGGCGATCTGATTGCTCTGCATGTCCTGCATCTTTTGATACAAGTCCATGCCGGTGTTGACGCCAGACATGGCACCGGAACCGAGAGCCGAGATCGCGCCCAGCATTGACATGCGGTAGCCTCTTTCAGAGCAGCATGGCGCCCATGGCGAGGCCGCCAAGGCCTCCCAGCACATTGCCCACGTTGCTCATTGCCTGCTGCTGCTGGTTCCATGCCAGCTGGCTCTGCTGCAGCCCCAGCTGCGCCGCCGTCGCGGTATTCTGGAACTGTTGCTGGTTCCAGCCGACTTGGTTGGCATACGCTTGCTGCTGCTGCTGGTTGGCCTGTCCCTGCAGGGACTGCTGCTGCGGGATTGATTGCTGCCATCCGGCAATCTGCTGACCCGGTATCTGCGCGGCGTTCATTCCGTACTGACCCACCGCATTGAGCGCGTTGAGCTGGTTCGTCCCGATCCCCTGTGAAGTCTGATAGGGGTATTGTGCGCTTTGGTAGTACAAGGGAGCGGCCTGGCCCTGCAGTTGCGAAGCAGCCTGCGAGCCGGAAATCTGCCTTTGCAGCTGCGCGTTCTGCCAGTTGATGTTGAACTGGTTGTTGGCCCAGTCGGTTGCGCTCACGCCCAAGGGTGTCTGTCCGAGCCCGGCCGCGGCAGCGTTGGCGCCGGCTTGCTGGTTTGTCAGCTGTTGCTGCTGCTGATACAGGGCGTTCTGCGGATCGAAAGCCGTGTTGTAGAGCTGGCCCCCGGCCCCGTACATGTTGAACGCGGCGTTCTGCCCCAGGTTGGCAGCGGTCCCTGCCCCTGCCTGGAACGCTGCGGCATTGGGGTCGCTGACCATGCCCTGGCCGACGCCCCACGCCTGCGGCAGCGCCTGCCCGTAGGTGTTGTATTGACCCAGGCCCTGGATGCCGCCGAGTACGTTGGCCTGCGTCGGAGCGATCTGGCTGGGGTCGTACGACAGCGTATTGGTGGGCATCCCCGGCTGCGGCGCCGTCGGATAAATCGGCGGCGCATACGGCATCGGGACGTTTCCCGCAGGCGTGCCGCCAAGGCCAAAAAAGGACATGGCGTCCTCCTATTCAGGCGTTGCGCGGACCCGGCACCGAAACGTGCGGGACATAGTGCACGTTGGGCCGATCGCCCACGTTGACCGACTGCCCCTTGGGATGCGGCTCGACCGCCGAGGGTGACTTGCGGTGCATGCCTTTCTGGTGGATCTGCGTGTCTTGATGGCCGGCATGGCCAGACGGTGAGTGACGCTCCATGGCGATCTCCTATTTACAGGTTACACGGTCTCTTAACACTAAAGTAGGCGTCGTGCTGGTGCCTGCAGGGCAATAAGCCGGCCGCGGAGAGATCGTACAATCTTGCTGGTAGATCACCCGAGCGTGCGAGCATCCGCTTGCGTCGATGCAGGTTTGTAGCTTGGTGCAGCTCCTGTGTCCTGCCGGACAGGTGATAACCGGCGGCGTGGTGCAAGCCCCTTGCGCCACAGCCGGACTGATCGGATTGATCAACAAAAAGAAGAAAAGCATCATCATTGTGGGTTCACAAAACATCCGCTCCAGCTGGCCGGTGGAGCAAACGTCCCGCTGCTGTACAGGTAGCCGCCCTGCCCTGCCGTCAGGGCGGCTGGGTAAGGACTGCTGAATTGAATGGTTGCGTTGGTTGAACAAGCGTACTTGGCACCCGCTACCGTACCCCCGATGGAGTATGCAGGATTGCCGCCAATCTGCGCATTGTTGGTGGCGTCATACCAGAACGAAATGTTGGCGCTGGCGCCACCGGGAACTGAAATATTGTCCACTTGTACGGATGCCCCGAAGCTGGCAGCAACAAAAATGTCAGCGTTACCCTGCACCGATACATCAACGACGTTGACCGACGCCAGATCAGTTGCAGAGACATCAACGCCGCCGATATTAGACCCAAAAATAACATTGTTAAGATCAAGTATGACAATCTGTCGGGCATTGACTGCCGCAGACCCCGAGCCTGCATAGCCAAACTCAAAACCGGTGACAGTGACTTGCTGACCATCCTGCACGTCAAGTATCACGGTTCCGGCACTCGAGATCAGCGCGCACGCACTTGGAGCGCTGGCGTTACCTACGAAATTAATGAGGCTGCCCAGACCGCGGTAAACCTGAATACTGTTCGCGGGACCATATGCGTCCGCACCATAATGGGCCTCGCAATCAGCCTGGATTGTCGGACCACCCTGAGGCGGAAAGGTTTGCGTCTGAATGATGTTGACGGCGTTCTGGAATGTCGAGCACGCTCCCGCACTGGTCGCCAGACAGTCAGAAAGCAACGGGTCGTCACTGCCGCCAAGATGATTGACGGTGAACGTCCCCGGCGTCTGCCACAGCTGGGTCTGCGGCGCCTGCGACCAGGTCGTGCCGTCATAAGTGAAAACATAGCTCTGGCCGGGGAACAGCCGCATGCTCCTGCCAGCAATGCTCAATCCTTTCCCGCGCACCGTATCCGCATCGTAGATCCGCACGACGCAGCCGGTCGGGGGGATGAAGGAAGGATCGATATTTAATGTATAGAACGCATTTCCACCCATGCTGAAAAACTTGCCGCAATCATCCGCCACGCTCATTATGTAAGCAGAAACCAGCGGCATCACGCGCAGCAGCTGCTGTGCGGGTGGTGGCAGTCCGGTGTTGTTGAGCAGCTGGAATTCCACGCCGTCGAATACGACCTCATACAGCTGATTGGCCACTATCTCGCCGCCTACCAGTTCCTGCAAGCCCGTGGCGGTCTGCTTGAGGATCGCTGTTGGCGAACCGCCCGCCACCGACAGCGTGGTTGCGCCGGTGTTGCCCACCCCGGCAATGAACAAGACCTGATAGCCGAGTGTCAGGACAAACGGGGACGGCAAGGTGGTATCAATTTTCTGCGCATTGCCCAGACCACTCGTGTCGGTCGTGGGGGAGATGGCAAAGAAGGACTGCGAGCCGCCAGCGCTGGGCGTTATCGGCACAATGATGCTGGTGAGCTGCGTGATATCGCTGTTCACGCCGGCCGCTGCGGCATTGCCGAGGCAGGTCACCAGCGCATTGTAGTTCGACATGACCTGGGTGGCATCTGCCGGCTGACCGTTCTGCAAGTTGAACGGCAGTGCGCACGGCACCCCGGCCGCTGCCGGGGTGCAGCCAAACAGCAAAGACAGAAGCAGGATGATATTTTTCATGCGGCACTCCCGATCGGCTGTTGCAGGTATCCCAGTTGCTCGTAACGCAGATGCATGGTGCCGATACGAAACTGCTGGCTTGCCGGTCCCAGCACGTTCATTGCCATGCGGCGAAACACGATCGGTTTTGACCACGCAATCTGCTGTGGGAACAGCGACGACGGCTGCCCGCCCCAGGTTGCCGCTCCCCACTTGAACTCACCCCAGATCGTAGCACCAGCGATGCCGCCCACGACCACCATCCCCAGCGCCGAGCCGCTCTCGTTCAAAGCGTGCACGTTATATGACGCTCCTGGCGCCTGTCCAAGATAAATCGTGGTTTCAATCATGGCGTTTTCGCTCATCTGATCGGTGTCGGGCAGCATGCAGGTCAACCAGCTGAAACGCATCGGAACGCCGTTCTCGGTGAAAGTAGAAGCCGAAGTCTGCAGATAGTCCGATTGAAACAGCGCATGCGGAGCGGCATACGGCGCAGTGATGAACGTAGCTCGGTAAGGTCTGATCAAGCGCGCCGGAAAGCTGTGTGGCCCGGACCAGATGCCGCCGCGGGAAAAGTCCAGCCAGTATTCCACCATTGGCGACTGTGGAGCCGAGCCATCCTGTACGCTCACACGGTAAACAGTGCCGTTGGCTGCAGCGGCGATGCGCGACGGTGAAACCGCAAACAGGAAAGGCAACGTCTTGCCCATGCCGTCATTGCCGAGTGGGTCGCTGACCTGGGCGTTGAAATCGATGACGCGCACACCGTCGGGTGCGCAGAAGGCGAGCCCCTTGGGTGTCGCTGCCAGGGAGTTGGGTGCGAACGTGCCGGTCGCCACGTTGAGCGCATTGCGGGTCAGCGTGCCGAGCGGCGGCCCAGGACCGAGACTGATGTCACCGGTTATCTGGAACATGTTGGTCACGCCCTTGAACACGATCAACGACTGGATGATGCCGCCCAGCTGATTGGACAGCGGCAGCGCGCCAAGCGCAGTGATGGCCACATTATCGTCGTAGGTGATGACCTGAACAGCGCCTACATTGGACACCAGCAGCGGTGCAAGCACATCGGTGAACACCGTCGCCGATGGTCCTGAAGACGGGTTATAGGCCCAGTAAGCCCGGCCGTTGAAAGCCTTCACTGCCACGGGGACGCCGGTCGCAGTAGAAAAAACAAACTCATTGGTAATGGGAGGAGTAGTCTGATCGTGAAAATTACCAGCGTTCCACAGCGGGATCGTAGGATCGGTAATGTCAAACCAGCCGAAAAAATTACCAGTTCCGGCAAAGCCGGGATGCGTCACCAGCACAATCGAGCCGATGATATCCATCGTCGGCGGCGTCCAGTCACCGCTGCTGAGTTGGCGGGTTGGCAGGTTGCCGCCGGTTCCAGGCGTCACGAACCCGACCGGGATGAAGCTGTGCGTCTTGAGATTGAAGACAAACGGGTAATCCTGATTGTCAGGACCAGCGGCAAACATGCCGTAGGCTGTATCGCCGACAATCAGGAAACAGGAAACGACACCGAACGGTGACGGAAACAACTCGGAAATTTCAAAACCAGAACTGAAACCCGAGCTGAACGGGGCACCCATGTTGCCCAACGAGATCGACGCCGGCCGGCATTCCCACAGCCCGCGCGTGGAAGGATCGGGAATGAGATCGCTCAACGCGGTCATCGCCCCACTAAAAACCATCGAGCTGTCTTCCGCATCGGAGACCCCGCGCGGGTGGAAGGCGAGAGCTGTGGTGCGACGCAGGCTCATGGCGGCACGACGCACTTGGCCAGCAGCTGCGAGACCTCACGCTGATACTCGAACTGCGATTTGAGCAGATTATCCCTGAACTCGGCGGCGCGGATCAAAGCGTAAAAGATGAAGCCGAGCAGGGCGACATTGCAGACGATCAGCGCCAGCACCGCGGGCTGCGTGCGCATCGCGTCGAAGAACGAGCGCGCGGTCTGACCTGCCTCTTCCATCGGCCCCGGGGCCATCATCATCATCATCATGTCAGGCAATCGCTCCCTGCGTATCGATGTAATCCTGTACCTGATGCAGCATGACATCGGCGTCGGTCTTGAGTTCGGCCTCTTCGCGGTTGATGGGTCCGTAGTGCTGTCTTAATTTGCGCAGCACGACCGCACACGTCTCGCAGGCAAATGCCGGCTCGCTTTTGCACAGATCCTGGAATTCCTTGCCCATACCCGAACCGTAGCTGTCCCAATCGGAAGAGGAGCACGACACTCCATCCTCGAACTGAGCCAGGAAACCCTGTAGCTCCCCGGCTCCAAACGCGCGCATCAGCTCGTCAAATTCACTCGAACACGTGTGCGCGTTGTAGCTGGTCTGAAACAGCCCCGCCTCTGCCGTATCGCTCGAGGTGTTATCGGCGCTCTGATCGCGGCCACAGCAGTGCTGGCCGGAACTCTCGCGCATGCCAAGCCCCATCAACAGCGCCCACAGGTGGCGCAGCGTATCGGGGCCATCCCTCGTGTTGTCCATCTCGGCGTCACGGTATTGCGTGTAATACCATTGCAGAACATCCTTCTCAGAGTTGCCCGAGTTCTTCTTCGCCATCTCGACCGCCGGAGAATAGCCGGCAAGCAGCTGCCGGTAGGTGTTGGCGAAAGCCAGCGCAAAGCCCGTCACGTAACCATCGGGCGCGATGCCGCGATCGTCCCAATTGTAGTTCGCAATTCTGGAATTGATCGCGATCACCGAGATTGCATCCACCTGCTCGTCGCTCAATGGCGACAGCGCACCGCCGCCCGGCACCTCGCCCTGCGGGTCGATGTAGGCGCTCGAGGCCCAGCCGTAGACCGCCACGCCGGCCATGTGATCGTCGCCCCATTTCAACTTGTACCAGTCGCCGCTCGACCCGACGATGGTGACCAGATCGCCGTTCTCGGCCCGGCCGATGATCGGGGACGAGCTAGACGCGGTCGCCCGTATATTCAGATAGTCGTGATAGGGGACGTTCATCACCTCGCCGACGATCGGGCCGCTGCTCGGAGGTGGCATCTCGATCTCATCCGGCGGCTGCTCATCGATCGATACCCCGGCAAGCGTTTCGGCAATCGCGCGACAGATATCCTCGAAATGCTGATTAAGCAGGTCCGTGTCTGCGCGGCTGTCGCAGAACATGGTCTCGATGAGGATGCTTTTGGCCCTGGTGTTATTCAAAAACGCCAAATCGGACTTGTACTTTGGGCCGCGGTCAATAAAATGGCCAGCAGCCGCAATGGCCTCCGACATCCGATCGGCGAAGTCTTCCTGGGTGACCCAGAGCACCTCGACGCCCATTGGCTTGGTAGTCGAGGAGTACGCATTCAGATGGACGGAGACGTCGTAGGTGTGCGACGGCTGGGCGTTGTGGAAATTGGTAATTGTCGAGAGATTTTCACTCTGGGAATGGCTGGTATTATCGTGGAACTTGGTCACTTGCACGTTTGCCGATTTCAGCATTTCGGTGACGCGGTCAACGATCCGTCTGGCCTCATTGACCTCGTCGCAGTACCCGCTGGCGCCCCGCACGTAGAGACCGTGTCCTGAACTGATAACGATGCTGTTCATGGTATCACCACAGCGCGTTGGCTTGCGTCACTGTATCTGCAAATTGATTAACACCATCGTGTGCATTCAAGACCAATGACGGATAGATCCCCTGATCGGTTTGCGCTGTCACAACAACGTACGGCATCATCGCCAAGGTATCACCGCCGCCAAGAGTTGGGCCTACAGCGACAACATGCGATCCTGTCAACCAGAATGGTACAGCTGATATCGCATCACCCGCCAGATTGCCTGTTACGCCTGCTGCTGTAATCTGGCGAAGACCAACAGTTTTCAGATTGACACTTTGACTTGAAATAGTCGGATAAGTAATCCCACCAGCTGTCTTGTAGCCAAATATATTTATATTGAATTGATAACTCGCAGCGGCTCCGGTGTAAGGCCGCAACACGTTGATGTTCAAATAGAGCAGATTTCCTGCCAGTCGCACGTACCTCTCTGATGTATTCACACTTATCGGCAAGCCGGCAAACGCTCGCCTGAAATACGAATACATCGGAATGTCTGGCGGAGCCCCTGCCATGTCCGCCACCGTCCGACCGCCAGTGCAATTGATCACTGTCAATCGAGCACAAGAGTGAGGCTGGTAGTGCATCACATTGGTGACTGTGAAAGGCGTGGATGCGCCTATGGTAGCAGAGTTGTTGAGAGTGTAAGCACCCAGTTGATTTGCTGGTACACCAGGGATCTGGGTTATGACTGTCCCACCGGGTAATGTGCCACCAGTGATGTTCATACCGGCTAACGGCCACGCATCGGAGGGAGTAACCGCAGTAGCAGTCAACGTAGTGCCGGAGACTGTGCCAGTAAGCGTTATTGCCGTGTTTGGGAAAACTGGGAGATCGGTATCGACGCTAAATGCACCAGCACCATCCGTATAAACATCCAGAACCGTGAAAGCCTTGATCATCCCCATGGTAGAGCCAGGATTTATCGTTCCACTAGTGCTGGCATTTGTAATAACAGTCGGAGTAGCACAGAGTGCAATCTTTGCACCAGGAACAGCCCATGGTAAGGGGCAGACTGCCGCCGTAGCACCGCCTGGAGCACGCCAAGTTCCATAAGCGGTTGTCCCTCCTATTGGGATCGACAATGTGCCATTTGTAAATGTAACAAAGACAGTATTAACAACCGTCCCTTCCTGCATGCTGTCGAGAGTTTCACCAATATATGAGTTGATCAGCGTAACCCGATCGGTTGCACCATACACAATGCCTAACTTGAACTGACCGCTGAGAAAGCTGTCCTTGATGACCGTCTCTTTTGCAGTGCCGGATACACCGTTCATCATCTTGCAGCGCTCGATGAGCAGCTTGTTGATGGATGCAGTCTGCAAGCGAGGATAGGATGTCTGATCAAACACGCAGTCGATGTACTCGATCGTGTCGATCATCTTGTCAACTTCAGGAATGCAATTATGAAAATTACAGCGTTCCATGGTGAACTTGCGCACCAGAGCCGGAGACGGACCGCTGTCAAATGCCCAACCATACATCTCACAGTCGATAAGTCGAACAGTGCGCATGCCACCGATCGTACCCTCGGTGACGCCGTAGATGTTAAGTCCGTGGACCTCCAATTCCTGATCAAACCCATCATTCAACTGCACGATCGTACCAGGCCCGTCCGCTGACCCGCTCCAGCCAACGCCAGTCCCTGGAGTGAACTTTGGATAAGTCGAACGGTAGTTGTACTGCAAACGATCATAGAAGGTGATGACCCCGCCGATTGCATCTACAGACTTGACCTTGAGAAATTCGAAGGTGGACGGGTTCCAGTTGGCGCCTGCATCCTGCTGCATGTCGATCGCCATCAAGGCGACCCAGGAATTGACATAGAAATTAACTGCTTGAGCTGGGGTTATCAATGTAACGTTGTCTTGCTGGTGCCCACTAGTGTTGACGTCAGTTGTTTGAAATTGAGTGTGGTAGCACCAGAGTGAAGGACCACCAGAAGCGGGAGTGTTTGCATTCTGATCACGATCGGCTCCGCCATAAAGATTTATATTGGTCGCTATACGTGTGCCATAGGCCAGCGCTCGTGTGCGCTTAAGTCCACAGTTGATGCCAGGAGCCATGTTGCCGCTTGCTGCATAGTTGCCTGGATCCCAGACAAAGTCGGTCCAGCTCTCGCCATAAGTTGTGTAAGAATGTGTACCTGACTGAGTGCCACTAGTGGCGATTGGTGTGCCCTTAACCGAAGTAGCTGTGCTGCCATTGAACAGCGGCGTGCTGGTGATCTGAAACGTAGTAGGCGTTACCGTGCCATAAAGGACGTAGTAGATCTGATTTACGACAATTCCAGTAGGCAATGCTCCGGTAGTCTGGAAGCTGATTGCCTGTCCGTTGCGCAGACCATGATTACCAGGAAATTGCGGCGGCATGGTCACGGTAATAACCGCAGGGCTGGCAATAGAAATCGCTACCGTTCCGGTATTAGGCGTACCGGCTCGCTCGGCACCTATCCCGCCAGAAGGTGCAGCTATTGTCGACAGGTATTTGCTGAAATTCTGGAATGGAACGGCGTTATCAGAAGCGATAGGATCAATCCCAAACTGCGCTGTATGAAGAGGTAGGCTGGGAATTAGTTGCCAAAAAGAAGCATCAATAGTAGATGTTGGAAATGTCTTGAACGTCAGCACGGCAGCCCAGGTGCCAGTGGGAGCATCCCCTACTGTCCACGTCGGATTAAACGTGACAGGATCCATGCTGTTGGTGACGACGCAAGCTATCGGATCTTTGCCATTGATGGGCGGCTGCAAGTCTATCCACCCAGGCGGAACCGTATAGGCCAGCCCAGGCACGCCTGGATTAACAACAAAGGTCTGTTGTGTCCAAACCAGTCCAATGACGAACTCAGGAGAGCCGGTCAATGAAGGCGAGGTGACTGAAGCTCCTCCAGAGGTTGTTACAGGAGAATATACAGCATTAGTTTGATCCAGCACTGCTCCCTTGAAGGTAGGACAGCAGTAGATGTTCATCTGAGGCTGCTGGCCAGCCACCGCAGGATCAAAGCCAGCGAGCGTAAAGACAGTTCCGATCGGCGCAAAAACCGGGTTTGAATTAGTGTAAATCGCAAAGGCTCCGACAGTTCCACTGCCGCCATATGCAAAAGCCAAAGTATACACATTGCCGGCACTGTCGGTGATGTTCGCAGGATAAGGAAATGGAGTCCAAAAGACCACACAGAATGTAAAACAACCCGCGAGTATCGGCTGATCTATTCTGAACACATACGAGCGATTGGCGACTGTATCATAGGTTGTAGCAAAGCAGAGAACTGGGACACCTCCGCTCGTAAAGCTTGGCGGGATTAATTGTCCAGAAGGCCCGTCACCAACATACGCTGGAGGCAAGCTAGCGACACGCTTGTAGTTGGATGCTCCTCCATCACTAGGAATTTTGTTACCCATAACTCCGAGATTGACTACAGCGTCTGGGATAACGGCTGCCTGCGCATCCGCTGGGGTCGCAAACATAGGTGCGCCAAGGGCCGCCAGTGTTGTTGTACCCCCGCCACCGCCGCCACCGCCGCCTCCTCCGGTGCCGGCAACACTCAGAATGCCGGTATGCCAGTTGGACCCATCGCTTATCACCCAAGCCGACTCACCTTGACCCAGTGCTACAGAGACGCCGCCATCAATAGTGGTGCCCGCCGGAGGTTCAACGAGGAGAGAGTTTGAACCTTCATTTTTGACCAGCACATTGAAAGGGAAAACATCAGGCAATGACACCGAGGCCCCTGCTGGAGCGTTTACCGCCACCAGCTGTCCGTAATCATCCGCCGTGATAGGGTAACTGGCACTCTGCTTGTTTACCTGCGGGGCCTGCTGCCAGGAATTGACCTCATCAATGGTCGTCGTACGCAGGATCTCCGGCGTGATGTCACCGTCGGTATTATCAGGAAAATTAGTATTGATCTCGGTGATCAAGTCTGTCTTGGTTGCCATCACGGCACTCCGACCGCTGTCATGTACGTGCGCATGGCGTTATAGAATGCCGTACGATTTACCCCAGACTGACCGGGTCCACCAAACCCAAAGGCACAAATCTGACTGGTGGAATAAACACTTGGTACGCCTCCGGCGAGTCCGGTAAAGTTGGCGCTAAGTGGCCCTGTTGAGGTTATGGTGTTAGAACCGTAGACAGCTCCATTTACATCTACACTCTGCGCACCAGTACCGGCCCTCCGGTTAAGCAAATATAATCCAGTGACCGCTGGAGCCGGAATTGATGACCCTCCTGTAGTATCCACACTATTCAGATCCCAGTACATAACACTTGCGTTGTTAGTATTTAGTCGACTAAATCCAGCGGCGATAGCCGACCCTTGCCCAACTAGCGCACCCACGTCAGCCCCAGCACTATTCGTCCATCCAAACAAATATCCCGCGTCCGTAACAAAATGTGGGCTTGGCGCTGTAGCTGGATTAAAGCCACTATCGATGTAGGAGCCTGATGTTGGATTGGTGGTGTCTTGATAACCTCTATCTGCGGTGAATGTAAGCGAGCCACCATTATGAGCTGTAGCCAATGCGCCAGCTACCAGATCAGTTAGTGCACTTGGTGCATTCTCAGCTGCGGTAAGCCAGATCCTGTCGACAGTCGCCCAGAGGCCATTCGACTTGAGAGTGGTAATAAGATTGTCGACTACCGTCTTCCGCCCAGCGCTGACTGTGCCGCCATGAGAATTAACAGCACTAATCCATGCTGTAGTGGAACTATCCAGACCTCCACCGCCTCCAGCTGACCCCATACGAGGCCCCGCTCCGAGCTGGGCAAACTCTTTGAATGACGAAAACATATTTCATACCGTTGGAGCAATCACCGCAACCTTGTCACCACGATTGACGCCAAAATACTCAGTCTGGTTTGCTGCCAAACGCATGCTGACATTGAGCACCGCTGTAGGATTGACACCAAATTCCACCTGGGCTGCCACGTCCGAATGCAGACGGACGAAGCGCGTAGACGAACTAAACGCGACAGACTGCACCGAAGAAGCGCCGATAGCTATCGGCGCCTGCGTCACCATGGCAGGCACTGACGCAGCCTGCTGACCACCGCCCTGCGCCAGCGCGGAGAACTCAGAGATGTAAAGCAGAGCCATGGCTCACCATCCAATTGTTTTCGTGTTTCTCAAGGTAGCCAAGCTAGGCTTGAACATACGTGGGTCGAGTTTGACGTTCTTTGGTGCCGTCTCCGGGTCATCCTTCATTACGAGATACTTGCGCAGCAGCTCACCCGCCCCCCCGGACCCCTGCTGATCAGACAGGAACCCGTTCATACGATCATCATTGGTGATCTTCATCAGCTCACCGGCGATGCGCGTGTACAGATAGGAGGAGTTAGGAAACCACGGCACCGCCGTGGTATCGGTGATGTCCGGTATCATCGGATTGTAGCGCACCGTGGCCGGGTAAGCGCCCGAGGCCGGCGGCCACACGTACAACCCCGCGGGCGAGGTCGCGATGTCAACGTAGGCCAGATAAGGAAACGAGGCGAGACCCGGCTGCTGAACGAACGTATCGAACTCTTCCTGGGTAACACCAATCAGAACGTACGGGACCTGAGAGATCTGATAAAACCCGCCACCTCGATGCAAGCGCACGAAATCAGCAGGCATAGGGTTAGGACCAGAGCCAGGAGCGTAGCCAAGACCACTAGCATGAGTATTGAAAGTAAAGTTAAAGGTTTTACGAATGCTAAGAAAATCATAATCGAGCAGCAGCTCCTGCAGAACCGCGTTCAGCAGCTGCAGCGCCTGCGCCGTGAAACCAGGACACTTGGCAATCTGGGTAGATAGATCGATGATCTGTGCCGTGTTGAGAGCCATCTAATCCTCATCTGAGAACTCTACCCAATTGTCCGGGTCATCCGGCGCGTTGGCTTCCTCCTCGTAGGCATTCCATTCATAAGGCGGCAAGCTTAGTCTCCCATTCCATCTTGTTCTTCGTCAGCACTGCAATGCGTTCCTTGAGCCCTTCAGCGATGTCGTACGCCTCGCGCTGCTTCTGTAACTGTGACTGTGACAGGCACACGTCGCCACGCCTACTCCCGTTTGCCCATTCCGCCTTGATCGCCGCGTCCGCCTTCTCGATACGGATCTGGTGGTCCCGCGCATTCTTGTATTCCTGCTCGATCTTGAGCTGTAAATCATCGATCTGCCCCCAGGCGAACTGACGCTCACCGGCATTGCGCAACTTGTCGAGCAGAGTATTCAGCTCGTCCTTGGAACAGTCACGGCCAATGAATGACTGCAGCACCAGCTGGCGCTGCGCGTGCAACGCCACCTGATAAGAGATGCCGATCGATGGTACTTTCTCGTCGAGCTCCTGGGTCACAATCACACCCTCAGCAGTGGCGCATTGCTGATCGAGCCATTGGCGCCCGACATGCGCGTGTTGCGCTTGGTATAGAAATCCTTCCTGCGGCCCTCGACCACGGCCTGATGCTCCCAGGCCCGGGCCATGGTCTCACGCAACTGTATCGCCACGCTGGCACGCGCCTCATAGGCACGCCCGTGCATGTACGGATGTTGATTGATGACGATACGGTCAGCGTGCTCCGGCAGATTGATCTCCACCATCTCGGATGCTTCAAGCAACCCGCGTGCAACACGGGCCTTCTCCAGCAGCCCCTTTTTCGCATCATCTTTTGCCTTGGTCTTCAGCTCCTTATCAATCTCGCGCTGAACCTCGGCCTCAAGCTCGGTCAGCTCCTCGACGGTGAGCAGACCATCCTTGCTCTTTTCCCTGCTCATGTGTGCACCCATGATGCTGAAGCAGCCGCGCGCGCCGACAGCACGATCGGCCAGCCGCTGCCATCCACGGCGATGTAATCACCCGGATACAAACGCAAGACACCACGATCCGGTATAATTATGTTACCAGCGCGCGATATGGGAAGACCGAGAGGCGGTTGTGGCCCAGTCAAGCCCCCCGGCACAGACGGATTGTGCGTGTCGCGCTTGACCGCAGCCGCGAGGGTTGCAAAATCAACCGGCAACATACCATAGATGAACGGCACGGCTACCAGCGTGGTAGTCGCTGCAGTTCCTAATGTGACTGTCGCCATGAGCTTAACTCGCCTGCAAGACGTTACGATCGAAGCCTTGCTGGCCACCACCGAATGCCGACACGCTCTCGATCCGCATAAAAAAGTTCTGGTTCTCGATCAGCGTACCGTAGAATGTCTTCCACCCTACGACACGCAGCTGATTGAGCGGATCGCTCTTGTCGGCCTCTTTCAGATAGGTGAACTTGACATCGTCAAGCATGACCTGACCGTAAGCCCCGCGACCGATCACGAAGGTTGCGTAGGTAGTGATGCCCGCGGCTGGAGCCGCCGGCGGCTGCTTTGCTGCACCGTTGTTGTTGCTGATTGTCACCGTGCCGCCGGCGGTAAGCAATGTAGCCAAGCCGGCATAGGCACCAGTCGTCGGCCCCAGCGTCGGGCTGGCAGGCCCAACCACGCCAAGAGTGGCGTTGGCCATGGTCGCCGAGGTCGAGATGTAGACCGAATAGGTGAAGCCGGTAACGTTAGGCAGCACCACCGTGATCAGACCGGTGCCCGTGGTTGTCAGGCCACCTGAAATTGCATAGACCTGACTTTCAAACTGGTTCTGGCCATCAGTACCAGTGACCTGCACAAAGTACGTAGCGGCAGCGAGATTACCACCGCTATTGGCAATTGCATAAGTCGCACCGTTAGAGCTGCTAAGAAAACCGGTAAACGCCGGCACCATATTGCTCTCACAGAAACGGATGCCGTTGAACTCACCTACCTCGTAATTGTAGAGACGGTTGATGTCCGAAAATGACCAGGCAGTGACCACCTGTGAGTTCTGTCGCATGTCGGCAGCAACAAAAGGATGAATGATCGCCGAGTAATGCGGCATCATGCGCGGATTGTTGGATGCCTTGGCCCCGCCAGCGTCGGCCTCAAGCTTGGTGTCGGTCATCTCATCGCCGCTGAAACGCGGTGCACCGACATTGAACAGCGCCGAGTAGGCGCGCTGCACCTCGAACGGGGAAAGCACGTCGCCTGCGACCAGGGCAGCACGGGAAGCGCGTGAATTGACAAAGTTGAAAGTTGTTCCGCTCAACAACGTGTTGAACGTATTGCGCTCCAGCGTCTCTGCCACCTGCAAGCCGACCAGCTCGGTGGCCTTGGTGAACAGCGGATGATAGATCGTCATCTCCGCAACGTCGGTGATGGTCACCTTGTCGCCCCACTGCAGCGCAGTAACACTCACCTGCTGCAGCGACATGGTCTCGCCGATCGGCGGCACGCCTTCCGAGATTGGTGCAACAGGCAACGGCAACCGGATGTATCTGGTTGCGGTGTAAGTGGTACCCCGCCCCTTGGGGAGGCTTAGAGGATCACCAAACTGGTATGCAACCAGTTGCTTGCGCGCAAGCGGAAGCGTCTTCTCCGCAATGAACGCGACTACGTCAGCCGAGAACTGTGAGGCTATGTTTGCGGTTTGCCCGCCGATGCTCGCCATGATGGCCCTCGCCTAGCTGCGCGGGCCAGGATGACCCGCTAGATCAAAACATCCTTCAGCCGCTCCTCGGCTGTACTCCTGCGCGCTGCGCTACCAGACTGCCGCGCCGTGTCGCCCTTGCCGGATGACGGCGCAACGCGCTGGTTCTCGACCCGACGGCGTGCCTGCTGCCGGGACTTGGAACTGTTCGCCCCATTCAC